ACATTGAGGCCAATTGCCGTGCTTCACCTATTGTCAATTCATCGATTTTCATTTTGATAACCTTTCTACTGATGATGTTGTCCGTTCGCTTGTTTCAATCCGCGCCGGGAATTCCTGTAATTCCACGAGATTCAGTCTTGCCAGCGTTCGGCGTTCAAATCCTGGCACTGGTCAGCGGTTAAGACGGCAGGGTAAGCAATCACTGACCACTCAGCAACGGGATCATGTGGCTCTGTGATGCATCCACGGAAGAGCAAGCGGAGAATGAAGCGGAGGATGGTCATAGCTCCCTCGCGTTCCAATAGCTCTTATTCAAGCCGCAGTGCTTACAGCGATGCGATCCAACAATCTTCTTTCCGTCCAGCTCTAGCAAGGGTTCGTGCGCGCACGATGACGTACTGCAATCAGCGGCCTGTAAGCCTTGAGATGCCACCAATGTCTCACGCGGTAGGAACTTGCCAACATAGTCAAGAATCGAAGCTATCATTGTGTAACCTCCCCTTGCTGATGTACCTACAGTAGTCGAACTCTGTCTTAAGTGTCAATACTGTTTCATACTATATTTTAACGACAATACTATCTATTACTTGCAGACTATCCTGACAGGAAATCAACAGGCCGTGTAATATCGCACGATCCGAGCCGCTGATTTTAGCCTTTCGCCGATAGAGTCGCAGGCAATCGTGTCTATGGACTCTAGATGCTCTTCTTGAGGTAAAATGACCACATGGAACCTAAGGTCACAGACAAGCAAAGCGTCAAGGCACGGGTCAGTAGTGCTAATACAGGGGCAGCGAGAAGCATTCGTAAAATGAAATTGGATTACCCAGAGCTGAGTGAAGGACAGATTGCCAAAGCTGTAGGCTGTGATCCGGCTAATGTACATAGGGTACTAAAGCGGTTCTTAGGCAAGAGGCAATCGCAGGACGATCTGCGCCAATTTCAAGAGGATAAAGCCAATATATTCGACGCTTTACAGCATAGAGCGCTTATGTCGGTGACAGATGCAAAGCTGGCAAAAACGGCGATTCGGGACTTGGCTGTAGCTGCCGGTATCTGGGAAGACAAGGCTCGGACGATACGCGGCCAGGCCACGCAAGTCAATGTATCTGTTCTACTTGACCTCGTTCAGGCGGCGCGAGATATACGGGATGCAGGGCCAAAACAGCTATAGGATAGGCTCACCGAGGTGCTAAGCGATGCGTCTACGGGGCTTGTAGCGCGTCCATCTTCGCCTATCATTCGATTTATCAGGTACTTGAGGGCAAGCGTCCACGATATCGGCATATATATATGGATAGCCACCAGGTCCAGGTGTTGCCACCTATATGGATAGCCAAGCAGCCGGCGATCATCTGGGCAGCGGCATCGTGGGGTGGTACATTTGGGGGTACTTTGGCCTCTTCATCTGGTAAGATATTGATTCCTTATAGGATTGCAAGCCGGTTCGAATCCTCGGATAGAATTCGTATCGCTTTTTATTATCAATGCGACAGGAGAAAAGAGAGCCTCAGATACCCCCTATGACCCCAAATGCGGCCGGGGTGGGCAACGCGTTACATAAGACGCCCATGAAATTTTCCGCAAAAAGGTGTTGCACATTGTCTGACGTTGTGGCACAATATTTATATGAGCATGGTCCGAATCGCAGTTCGTGTCCCACAATCCCTAGCAGACGAGTTGCGGGTCGAGGGCGAGGCGCATGGGTGTGATCTTAGCTGGGCTGTGCGGAGGAGATTGAATGCTGACATACGAGGATCAGGAACTGAACCGGCTGGACCGACTCAGCGAAGTGGGAACCGAGCCTCCGTGTCCGTTTTGCGGAAGGGCCATGGTTCTAAGGAGCGATTACATCCGTTGCCTGCCGTGCGGAGTGAATTGGCTTGCCGAGGAGATGCACCTGCTGGATTACCTCAACCTCGACCCACGGGTAGCCCGTTCGAGAAGTGCCCACACGGGAAGCTCAACGCCGCCTACTGCCGAGCAACAGGCGGCGGGTGTTGAATAGGGGGCCTGGGGCAGCGGGCATCGGTGCCAAGAGTGCAAGGTGAATTTCTGACGAGGGGGTGTAAGGGATGAGCGACAAGAAGTATTAGGGGTGTATTGTGAATCAGGAGGAAGTCGATGAGCCATTGTCCGCGTTGCGGTAATTTGGAATATGCAGTGGAGCGGGAGATCGACCGCCGCCTGAAAAGCATTGAAGAGTCACAGGAGCGCATCTTGCACGAACTGCATGAATTGCGCCATCCCAACCGTTCATTCCCAACCAGTATATGTTTCAAGGAGATCACAATGAATCCTACCATCGGTGGAAACACTCAAGTCTTTACCGGCGTTCTCGCACCGTCCGGCGCAACTTATCCCGCTGACACTGTGTTCGCAGTCACCAGCAATTACCCGGCAGTGGTGCCCACCGTGGACGCTACTGGCCTGATCGTGACCGGCGCTTTGCCTGCTGGCTGGGTGGAGAACACTACCACGCCTCTGGCCTACGCTTACACCGCTACCAGCGCGTCTGGTTCCTTGAGAGCGACCATCACGCCCTCGGCTCCTCCGGTCACGTTCCCTACCGGAATCGCGTTCGCGCAAACTCAGTGACCCTTCCCCCATCCTCCGGGGAATAACCGGCGGGGCGAGTCTGAATCCTAGACACCCCCGCCGCAAGTGTTAAGATTGCCAGTGAGGTGATGAAATGGCATTGTTGACTGTGACATTAGGGGCGGGAGCTACGAGATTTACTGCTCTACCCATACGTGCAATGCAGTTAAAAGCCTGGCAGGGGGCGTCGGCATCGTACATTGGAGACTCTTCGGCAGTTGCCACAACTACAGGAATCCCTGTCAAGGTGGCATCTCCTACAGCTGACCCGACAATCATCGGCCCGTTCACCAGCGGTGCGATCAACCTGAACCAGTGGTATGGAATCGGGACTGCTGCCGATGTTATTAACATCCAGTACACGCCGGAGGAGTAATGGGAAAGCGCGAACAGCCGGACGTGCTGGCTCGGCTTGTCGGCGCTGATGGGAAGATCGAGCCTTCCAAGATAGTCTCAACCGCGAACCAGTTGATGCGCCTTGGGATGTTGAGGATGAATCGGGTGCAAGACCCGTTCATCAGAATCAAGAATAAGTACGGGCGCACACCTCGACGGCGCATCCTCAAGCCTGGAGAGAAGGTCGGGAAAACCAGGATAAGTGTTTGCGAATCAATAGCTCACGCCATGGGATTCAGGCCGTGGCTTAGGCCGGACGATCCAGACTACAAGATTTCGATTCGTGTTCCCAACCAGGGGTTCATGGGATGTCAGACGATGGCTCAGTCGGTGTCGGCAAAGATCGAGCCTGAGCTTGCCATGCTCATCCCGGCACACTGCGCACCGGATTGGAAGCGGGACACGACTGGAGCATTGAAGTCGGTCACATTGAAGTACGACTACACGGGACAGGCCTGCGGTTCAACCCTCCACGTCCGTTCGTATAACCAGTTGGCAGACTCATTTCTTGGAATCGACTATGACCACTACGGATGGGACGAGCCTCCCCCGCAAGATGTACTAATTGCGGCAGAGCGCGGCAAGGTCACGACCAACGCTCCCTCCTGGTTCGCCATGACCCCGCTCTACGGCGAACCCTACTTCTACGATATGTTCTCCGTGAAGGCGTTCAACGGAGGCGGGGACGATCAAGAGATTGCGATCTTTACCGGAACGACCTGGGACAATTGCCAGGACTATTGCCGGCAGTGCGACGAGTATATTCCGGAAAACGACCCTGTGAACATGGCTGATCCCCACGGGGAGCGCCCGGTAAACAATTGCCCTAAGTGCGGCCTCATCATGGGTTTCATTCCACGGGCGGGCATAGAAGAGTACGCCAAACTGTTTACCGATCCAGAGGAGTATGACGCACATATTGGCGGTAAGGAAGGCCACCTCAGCGGGCTGGTATACAAGACGCTCGACCGTGCGGTGCATCTCTACAAGGATTTCAAAATACCCTCCGATTGGATGCGGATTGAGGCAGTTGATCCACACGACGCCCGCCCGACACGCTGGCTGTTTGCGGCAGTAAGCCCAGAGGACATTACAATAAATGGGAAACCGGCAAATCGAATCTACGTTTATGCGTATCTTTTGGCAAACGGGAATGTGGAAGAGATCGCACGACAGGTCAAAGTGAAACGGGCAGAACACAACTATTATGAACCGGCGTTTGTAGTTCTCGATGCAAAGTACGGTGCGCGGACGCAGCTCAACGATACCTCGTGGGAAGATGAACTCGAAAAGGCGGGAATCGGACGCATCCGGCTTTCGCACTCCGAGGCAGGAGACATTGCGCTGGGGCACAAGCGGGTGAAAGAATACTTGCAAAATCACTACTCCGCCGTTAAGAGCAAAGATGTTCCGGCGCTGCTGTTCGCAGAGGAAGGTTGCCGGGGTGAACGGGGCCCGACTCAGGATTTGTTTAATTATCAGTGGAAGGCGGGAACCGATAAACCGGAAGAGGGATATAAGGATTTTGCGGACACAGTTCGCTACCTCTGCCTGGAGCAGCCGGTTTACTCACCGCCGAACGAGAAGAATGATTTGATCGCTCAATTTCTGGCTGCAAGAAACGAAACGGAC